ATTCCCAGTCCAGCACGGTTAAGTACATCAGCCCAGGTGTTGATAACTTTACCTTGTCCATCAACGATAGATTGATTAAAGTTGAAGCCATTCAAATTGAAGGCCATAGTGCTCACACCAAGAGCGGTGAACCAGATACCAACTACAGGCCAAGCAGCAAGGAAGAAGTGCAGCGAACGAGAGTTGTTGAAGGAAGCATATTGGAAGATAAGACGACCAAAGTAACCATGAGCAGCAACAATGTTATAAGTCTCTTCTTCTTGACCAAACTTGTAACCATAATTCTGCGACTCTTGCTCGGTGGTTTCACGAACCAGCGAAGAAGTAACCAGAGAACCGTGCATTGCACTGAACAGAGAACCACCAAAGACACCAGCAACTCCAAGCATATGGAAGGGGTGCATCAGAATGTTATGTTCTGCCTGGAAAACAAGCATGTAGTTAAAAGTACCAGAGATGCCAAGAGGCATTGCATCAGAGAAAGAACCTTGACCGAAGGGATAAACCAGGAACACAGCAGAGGCAGCAGCAACAGGTGCGCTGTAGGCAACCATGATCCAAGGACGCATACCTAGACGGTAAGAAAGTTCCCATTCGCGACCCATATAGCAGTAGATACCAATCAGGAAGTGGAACACAACCAGTTGGAAAGGACCACCGTTGTAAAGCCACTCATCAAGAGAGGCAGCTTCCCAGATGGGGTAGAAGTGCAGTCCAATCGCGTTGGACGAAGGAATAACAGCACCAGAGATGATGTTGTTTCCGTACATAAGAGAACCAGCAACTGGTTCACGGATGCCATCAATGTCCACTGGGGGAGCACCGATGAATGCGATGATGAAGCAAGTAGTTGCAGCAAGTAGGCAAGGCACCATCAATACACCGAACCAACCAACATATAGTCGATTATCAGTTGATGTTACCCAGTTGCAAAACTGTTCCCAAATATTCGATTGTGATTGTTGACGTGAAATTGTAGCAGTCATTTGTAAGAGTGTTAGATAAGAGTTCGGGGGAACGAACTGGTATCGTTATGTTCCAACCCACCCTCCAGGTTGGATATTAGAGACTGTGTTTAACCTCCCCATAGGTCTCGGTTAGGAAGAGGACAAAGATTAAAGACCTGTTACATTCCTTAACCTTGTGTTGTATTTATCATAACACTTCCCAAACAAGAAGTCAAGACACTAAATACTCTTGTATCATAAGGACTACTGATGTCTAAGTCGCCTAACAAGAAGGGTAACAAAGGACCTTCAAAACAAAATCAAGGTAATGCGACTGCGAAGAAAGCAAAAAATGGTGGTAAGAAGAAGTGATATATGCCAAGAGAATGGAATACTCCAAAGCGTGAGCCTTGGAACGCTCCCATCCATAATATTTTAAAAGCAATAGACAATCACACTCAAGAGTACTTCAAGAGTGGCGATGTTTGGCATCTAGAAAAGGCAGATATGTTAAGACAATACCTTCACGAACTTAAGACTTGGATTCATAAGCAAGAAGGAAGATGAATGAAATAGTTTGGTCCGTCAATATTATGCTTGGCATTGGAATGATTGGAGTTGCGTATGTGATTTACTACATACTTAAGATGGCAACAGATGAATTAAATGTACCAATACAAAATCAAAAAGATCATCAAAGTAGTTGATGGTGATACTATTGATGTGAATATTGATTTGGGATTTGGAATTACTCTGAAGCAAAGAGTTAGATTAAAAGATATTAATGCTTCAGAAACCAGAACCTTAGATCTTGAAGAAAAGAAAAAAGGTCTAGAAGCAAAAGAGTGGTTAAAAAAAGAACTCTCCCGTGAAGGAGAGTGGATTATTGAAACAACGAAAGAAGATAAGTATGGAAGAATACTTGGAACTCTTTACTTAGTTGGAGATCCAGTGACTGTCAATGAAAGGATGTTGAACGAAGGTATAGCAGTTCCATTTGTGTAAGATGAAACGAAAAGTTCTATCACTATTAGTTCTAATTCGCCTATTAACAAATGATGGGATAATGCTTGAGAATAGAAGACCAATTCCCAAAAAACAACCACCAGAACTAATTCGTTTTATCAGGAGACCTGCTAAAAGAGGTAGGAAATTAATATGAAAAATGTAAGTGCATTTACTGTAATTAGATTAGCAATCCTTGGGTGGTCTGCTACTTTATTGACTCTTAGTTATATGGATTATTTAAAAAATATGGATGCTACTTTCATAGCATCCGTGTTTACTTCTGCTTTGGCAACATTTGGAATTGATGCTGCCAATAAAAAATCAAAGACCAGCCTTGATAAATCTGTAGATTGTGATACCTGCAGATCCAAGAGTAGCGAAGAGAGCACCTAAACTACTGAAGAAAGCAGAAACCTTTTCTTCCAAAGGTCTTCTTTCTACATGGAATAATTCTCTGTTTTCATAAACCCATTTCCATACAGGTATTCTCATATCTTCTGGAACCAGTGGGTCAATCCAAGAACTTACTTCGCTTTCTCTATCACCAACAAGAATACCACTTTTATTATAAGTTCGTATTCGTGCGATGTTATATTCTCCAGTATAATCTACTTGTTTGTTAGCAATCTCATCAGCAACCCAGAAATCTATGTCTGCTTGAACTCGTTCATAATGAGTTTTCATAAAGGTTACATCTAACTCAACATCACCGTTTTCTGGGCGATATGGATGAGAAACACCATTCACACAAACTTGTAGTTTACCAGGATGTAGTTTATTTTTAGTTGGAAACTCTTGGCATATTAATGGTTTTGGAATCAACCAAGATGTTCTTGTCAAAGCAAAATATGGAATACCAATAGAAAGAGTGATTGGTATTCCAAAAGCAAGTATTCTTTTTCTGTGACTCTTGATTAAAGTTGTTGCCGCTTCACCTAAGTCTTTTGTTCTAGCAGCGTGGATTACCAAAAGATTACGAAATGCTTGTAGTCTTTTACGAAATCCTATGTCATATTTGGACTCTTCGGCAACAAGTATCATTCTATCCAGCTTCTGTAACAAGACGACATGATCTGTGTCGTTACAGGTTGGGGATGACATTTATTGGGTATTGGACGATAATACTATTTATCCAATGTAACAGATTATGAAGACCAAAGTTTACCTTCAGCAACTCTTCTTCTTAACAACCCTGCCTCTACATTACTTCCAGGATTGCGATATAACTTCAGGGTTTCTGGGATTGCTTTCCAGTTTTTCTGTTTAAGATTACTCGTAATAGTGTTGAAGCTGCTACTACCGTAGAAACCAGCACCGAGATTATAAGCAAAAGATAAAAGTGCTCCTCGTTGATTGTCATTCATCTCACTCCAGTAAGGGATTTTTTGTAGGGCAGGAAGAAACTCTCTTCTTAACTGGAAATATAAAAGATCGTCTGCTTCTTCCTGAGTAATCCTATTTCCAATCATAAAACGAGAACCATCTTTCCTGCGAGTGCTTCCCCAACCAATCGTAATGGGAAGACCACCAGTATGAGGGTCATAGTATGCCTTTAACTTACACCCCTCAAACTCTTTAATCAAATCAACACCTTGAATTGGAAGTCCATCAAGTGTCGGTTCTACTTTTTCATCACGAAATCTTCTAGCAAACTCATCAAGAATTTCTTTGTGAACTGTTGCCTGAAGAAATGTCCAGGCATCATTTTGATGTGGTAATCCTTTATGGTTTACAGCAGCATCAATAAATTTAATTGTCATTTGAAGATTCTGCCCCACCCAGTCCTGTCTTTTCCTTTGTCCAACCAACGATACATCAAATCAGACTTCTTATAAACAGCACCTTTACCGTTTGTCACAGGTCCTGTATATCCATCATTCAAGGAACCATAAGGGTCATTCACAACATAGTCTTCGCCCTTCTTACCAATCACCACCAGCATATGTCCACCAGAAGGAGAAGATAAAGAACCCCTATGATAGATCCCGATAATAACAGGTCGCCCAGCGGCAAGCTCACGATCAAGATCAGAAAACCCAAGATTATACTTAAATTCAGACTTAAGTCCATAACCCTCAAGAACACGGGTTTGAACTGAGTGATCCGTTGTGTCACCCACTGCGAA